ATAACGGCGTTTGCACCAAAGGCATTATCAGGGGAATCGTGTAAAGCTATAATTTTACAACTGGCAACACCTGCTGCCATTGTTCCGCTTAACTCGAATCCTGATTGCCCAGTAAGAGTAGACCCTGCTCCTGCTACCATATCGCAACAGTTGCCAATGTTAGTCTGTGCAGGAGTACCTGCTGACTGACACTTGTAGACGATCTGTGGATCATCATATATCAAAGCAACTATGTCGGTGGCGACAGTGCCAGAAGGCCAATACTCGCTATAAACATATGAACCATCTGCTGCGGTGTAGTTTACTCCAGCAAAAACGCCAATATTGTTCACTTCCGTTGCAGTATGAGGTGTAAGCACCCCACCAGAAGTTATAATACATAGG